TGCGGGCGAAGAATTGTTAAAAGGAAATATAAAACAAGCAGGAAGAGAATTAGGATATATTCCAACATTAGGATTTGGATTGCCCGAATCTTTGGTTGGAAGTGTTAAAACTGATTTAATTGGTCATGCAAAAGAAAAAGGTTTTAATGTAGGGTCTATTGAAAAAATTTTAAATAAAAATGAAATTAGTAAAAAAATAAATGCCGCCGAAGAACTTTTGGGTTATGGAAAAGAAGCTAATTTAAAAAATCCAGAAAAATTTAATAAACCTATACAAGATAAAATAAAATCACTTTATGAAGAATATGATAGTATAAAATTAAATAATGCAGATCAAGAAAATCTTAATAAAACACTTGAATCTTTTTATACACAAAATAGAGAAAGAGTTCCTGAATTATTTCAAGCTAGAACTAAAATTTTAGAAAATATTCAAAAAGATATAGGTTCATTTAAACGTTCTGAATTAGATCCTGCTTTTGCTCAAGAGGAAAAAATAAATATTCCATTAGAAAAAATAGAAGAACCTGTTGAAACAGTTCCAGAAGAATTACCAAGTGAATATAAAGTTTCAGCAGCAGAAGGTGGTTATATAGATTACATGAGAGATTATAATAGATACGCAAGTGGAGGAAGAATTCATTTAAACGAAGGTGGAGGTGGTCCTAAATTGTCTAGAAGAGGATTTTTAGGATTTTTAGCTGGAGCTGCTGCATCTCCATTTGTTATTAAAGCAATGAAAGGTAAAAAACTTTTATCGGGTGCAAAAGTTGCAACTAAAGTTTTACCAAAAGTAGCAGGCATGCCAGATTGGTTTAATCCACTCGTTACTAGAATAATGAATGAAGGAGTTGATATATCTCCTAAAGCAACAAGAGTTGAAGACATAGTAAAAGTTAAAAAATTAGAATTTCCTATGCCAGAAGAGGGCACTAAAGTATTTAGAAAATCAGGAATCGGATTTGAAAAAAAAAATATAGAAACAATTACAATGACAGAGTATCCAGACGGAAGAATTGAAATAGAAGCAGATGTTTTTGGAGGTTCTTTTGATGCACCTTTTAGTTTAAATTATAGACCACCTAAAACAGATATTAATGTAGAAACAGGAGAACCTGTAAAATATCCAGGTGATTTTTCTGTAGTAGAACAAAGACCAAAACCAGATTACGGTGATCCAGGTAATTTTGAAATTGATTATGAAGTTATGTCAGTTGATGATACAATAAGTGATCTTGAAAAACTTGAAAAAATTGGAACAGGAAAAAGAATACATCCAAAAAGAGTTGAACAAAGAACTGGAGCAAGAAAATTTGTAGAAGATAATCCTTCAGAGGATATTGTAAATAGATATGGTGATTCAGAAATTGAATATGACCGAATGAAAGATGAAGGGTTATTTAATGAAACAGAGTAAAAAACTAACCACAACAATACCACCCTTACGAGGCCCTAATCCACAAGGCTTGAATATTAACTATAATACTGTTAGAACAGTTAAATCGGAGAAAACAATAAATGGCAGAAATAGAAAAACCTATTCCAACAATAAGTAAACCTTTAACTCCTGAACAGGAGACAGAACTTGTTATAAGTGAAACTGAAGAGATGCCAACATCTCCAACAGAAGTAACTGAAAATGAAGATGGTAGTGTAGATATTAATTTTGATCCTAAAAAAGATCTATCTGGAGAAACAGAATTTAATGCAAACCTTGCCGAAGTAGTTGATGAACAAGTTCTTAATATGCTTGGTTCAGAACTCTATCAAGACACACAATCTTATAAAGATTCAAGAGCTGATTGGGAAAAAGCTTATACTCAAGGATTAGATTTATTAGGATTTAAATACGAATCAAGAACAGAACCATTTCAAGGTGCATCTAGCGCAACACATCCTGTATTAGCAGAAGCGGTTACACAATTTCAAGCACAAGCTTATAAAGAATTACTTCCAGCAGAAGGACCGGTTAGAACTCAAGTTGTTGGAGTAGATACTCCAGAAATTCAAGATCAAGCAGATAGAGTTGCTGAGTTTATGAATTATCAAGTTATGGATATTATGAAAGAATATGAACCAGAGTTTGATCAGATGTTATTTTACCTACCTTTATCCGGTTCTACATTTAAAAAAATTTATTATGATGAATTATTAGGTAGAGCTGTTTCTAAATTTATTCAAGCTCAAGATATTATTGTTCCATACACTGCATCTTCTTTTGAAGACGCAGAAGCAATTATTCATGTAATTAGAATTTCAGGAAACGAATTAAGAAAACAACAAGTAGCTGGTTTTTACAGAGACATAGAATTAATTGCATCCGATGAATTAACTCAAGACGATAGTATTAGATCTAAAGAAAGACAATTAGAAGGTGTAACCATGAGTGGTCAAACCGAAGATGTTTTTACACTTTTAGAATGTCACATTAATTTAGATTTAGAAGGTTTTGAAGATAAAGATTCAAATGGTGAGCCTACAGGAATTAAATTACCATATATTGTAACCATTGAAGAAAATTCTAGAGAAGTTTTATCTATTAGACGTAACTATTCTGAAACTGATCCTAAAAAACAAAAGATACAATATTTTGTACACTTTAAATTTTTACCGGGATTTGGTTTCTATGGTAATGGTTTAATTCAAATGATTGGTGGATTGTCACGTACTGCTACACAAGCTTTAAGACAATTATTAGATGCAGGAACCTTATCTAATTTACCAGCAGGATTTAAACAAAGAGGAATTAGAATTAGAGATGATGCACAATCTATTCAACCTGGTGAATGGAGAGATGTAGATGCACCTGGAGGAAATTTAAAGGATGCATTTATGACTTTACCATACAAGGAACCTTCACAAACTTTATTAGCACTAATGGGGGTCGTGGTTCAAGCAGGTCAGCGCTTTGCTTCGATAGCGGACATGCAAGTAGGGGATGGGAATCAGCAAGCAGCAGTGGGCACGACCGTGGCTTTGCTGGAAAGAGGCTCGCGCGTGATGTCAGCAATTCACAAAAGAATATATGCTTCTATGAAGGAAGAATTTAAATTACTTGCAAATGTATTTAAACTATATTTACCACCAGAATATCCATACGATGTTGTAGGTGGTCAAAGAACAATTAAACAAGCGGACTTTGATGATAAAGTAGATATCATTCCAGTTGCAGATCCAAATATATTTTCACAAACACAAAGAATTTCTATTGCACAAACAGAATTGCAACTTGCAATGTCAAATCCTGGAATTCATAACATGTATGAAGTTTACAGAACAATGTATTCAGCATTAGGTATAAAAGATATTGATAGAATTTTAATGAAACCAGATCAACCCACACCAAAGGACCCTGCGCTAGAGCATGTAGATGCTCTTGCAGGGAAACCATTCCAAGCATTTCCAGGACAAGATCATAGAGCACATATAACTTCACATTTAAGTTTCATGGCAACTAATCTTGCAAAAAATGCTCCTGTAGTTATGGCTGCATTAGAGAAAAATGTTTTTGAACACATTTCTTTGATGGGTCAAGAACAAGTTGAACTTGAATTTAGAAATGAAATTGCTCAAGTAGCTCAAATGAGTCAAAATCCACAGATGATGCAGAACCCACAAACACAAGCTCAAGTACAAAACATACAACAGAAGATTGAATCTAGAAAAGCTCAAATTATTTCAGAAGCAATGGAAGAATTTATGTCTGAAGAAAACAAAATTATGTCAGTTATTGATAATGATCCAATTGCAATGTTAAGATCACGTGAGTTAGACCTTAGAGCACAAGAAAATGCGGCTAAAGAACAGGAAAGCAAGGAAAGAATCAATCTAGATAAGATGAAAACTATGATGAATCAGTCAACAGACGATAGAAAACTACGACAAAATGAAGAATTAGCTAAATTAAGAGCAAATACTTCACTAGAAAAAACTGTTTTGGCTGCTAAACTTAAAAATAGATTTCCAAATCAATAAAAAAGGAGTATAAATAGGTATGAAAAAACAAAATGAAAAATTAGCAAACGCAACTAGGACTTTTACTAAAGATTCTAAAGTTAAAGTAGATACTAATCATTCAAAGTACACTAATGCTGAAGGATATTTAGTTGGTGGAGTAGATATTGAAATGTCAAACCCTCAAGAAACTCAAATTCAAGAAGTTCAAGGTCAAGGAAGTATTCTTTCAGAGAAAAAAAGATCAGCGAAGTGGTATTAAATCATGATTCAAATGTTAGGAGCTGTAGCACCTCTCGCAAAAATCTTATTTAACACAATTGAAAAATCAGTTCCTGATAAAGATCTACAAGAAAAATTAAAATCACAATTACAAACACAATTACTACAATCTAATACAGCAGAATTACAAGCAGCAGCAAAGATAGTTGAAGCTGAAGCAAAAGCTGGTTGGTTTTCAGCAAGTTGGAGACCTTTATTAATGTACGTATTAATTTTTATATTAATATGGAATTATGTATTAGGACCTGTTATCTTATTTTTTTTTAAAGCTTCTATAACTATTACTCTTCCAGGAGACGTATGGACACTTTTACAAATTGGTCTGGGAGGTTACGTTGTGGGACGAAGCGCAGAATCGGTGGCGCGCACTATGGCAAATAAACCGGCAAACAAAGAACAAGAAAACGGATAGGATAAAAAATGAGAAATGATTATAAAATAAGACCAAGACTAGAATTTAAAATGGGTGGTAAAGTTAAAAAAGGTGGAAAAGGATTTCCAGATTTAACTGGAGATGGAAAAGTAACTTTTAAAGATGTTTTAAAAGGTAGAGGTGTTATTAAGAAAAAAGGTGGAATGATTAAAAAAGCGGATATGCTAACTGCTAAAATGTCTGAAAAGAAAAAAGGTAAAATGATGAAGGGTAAAAAATAATGGCAGCAATTCTTAAAAAAGGATTAAGCATAATTAGAGGTGTAGAGCCTAAAAGTACTAAATCGACTAAACTGAAAGCTCAAATTTCTAAAAATATAGGTCGAATTAGTAAAAAAGATTCTGAAAGTGAAGCATTAGCAGAAGAACTTTTAGCACTAGAAAAAAAAGGTGGAGATTCAGAAGCAATTAAAAAAGCAAAAAAAGAACTTGAAAATATTAAAGCTAGTAAAAAAAAATATCCAAAAGAAGTAGGCGAAATAAATACAGGAGAAGTATTTACAAAAGAAACAGAATACAAAAAAGGTGGTAGAGTTAAAAAAAGCAAAGGTGGTCTTATTAGAGGGATACCTAAACTTGCAATGAGGGGTTATTAATGACTAGAGGAGTTGGAATAGCAAAAAGAGGTTTTGGAAAAGCATTATCAAGAACAGGTTATTCAGGCGGAGGAGAAGTTATGGATGATATGTCAGAAATGCACGAAGGAGCAGAATCTGTAGCAGAAGAAGCAAGAGAAACTAAACTTGAAAAAAAAGGATACGAAGAAACCAAAACTGGTAAAATGATTAAAGCAGCCAAAGAAGGAATAAAAAAAGTAAGTGAAACTGCTAAAAAAAATGTTAAATTTGTCACACCTGCACCTATTAAAGAAACTCCAGAACCTTCAGATGAAATGGATGAATATTTTACTAAAGAAACTAGAGTTGGAAAAAATAAATATAAAGTTGAAAGAGTAAAAAAATCAGATGATGAAATTGGTTATCGTAGATCAAAAAAAGCTAAAGGTGGACAAGCTAAAGTTTCTAAAGTTATGAGAGAGTTTGGAAAAGGAAAATTACATTCTGGTAAAAAAGGACCCGTTGTAAAATCTAGAAAACAAGCAATCGCAATAGCTCTTTCAGAAGCTGGAATGTCTAAGAAGAAAAAATAATGGCTAAACTTTGCCCAAGAGGAAAAGCAGCAGCAAAAAGAAAATTTAAAGTGTACCCGAGCGCGTACGCGAACATGTACGCGAGCGCAGTTTGTTCTGGTAAAATAGTTCCAGGTGGACGTAAAAAGAAGATGGGTGGAGGAAGCGTTTCACAACAAAGAAAAATGGTATCTAATTACAAACAAGGTGGTGTTGCAAAAGGTTGTGGCGGTGTAATGGAGAACAGAAGAAAAGTTACAAAAAAATATTAATATGGGCTTACGTAAATGGGTTCAAGAGAAATGGGTAGATATAGGTTCTAAAAGAAAAGATGGTTCATATGCTCCTTGTGGAAGATCAAAAGGAGAGAAAAGAAAAGGTTATCCAAAATGTGTACCATTAGCAAAAGCCAGATCAATGTCAGAAGGTCAAAGACGTTCAGCAGTTGCAAGAAAAAGAGCAGCAGGAAATGTAGGACCTAAACCTACAAATGTTTCAACATTTGCAAAAAGAAAAAAAATGGGTGGCGGAGGATTAGTATAATGGCAAGAGGAACATGTTGGCAAGGATTTGAACAAAAAGGATTTAAGAAAAAAGGAAACAAGTCTGTTCCTAATTGTGTAAGAGTTGGTAAATCAAAAGGTGTAAAAGTTAAAAAAGGTAAAAAGTAATGGGTGATATTGCATTAAGAGGACAAGGTAGAGCAATGATGGCATCTGGTGGTAAAACTCCAGCATGGCAACGTAAAGAAGGTAAATCTCAATCAGGTGGATTAAATAAAAAAGGTATAGCATCTTATAGAGCTGCTAATCCTGGTTCTAAATTATCAATGGCAGTAACAACAAAGCCTAGTAAGTTGAAAAAGGGTTCAAAAGCTGCTAATAGAAGGAAGTCTTTTTGTGCTAGAATGTCTGGCATGAAGAAAAGATTGACCTCTGCAAAAACTGCAAGAGATCCAAACTCAAGAATTAATAAGTCCCTTAGAAAGTGGAACTGTTAATATAACAAAAAAGGAAAGATATGGACGCTGTAACATTTATAAGTAAACTTCAAAAATTTATCAGAGATTCTTACCAAAACATCGGTGATGCTATGATATCTGGAACAGTTGACAGTATGGAGAAATACAAGTATATGCAAGGACAGGCAAATGCCTACCAAACAGTAATTCAGGAAATCTCTAACCTGCTAAATAAGAAGGAGCAAAGTGATGAAAAAGGAAACGTTATCGACCTCGGAAAAGGAAATACCAAAGATAAACCTAGGTCTTGAAGAAAAATATAAAGAAGAAGCTAAGACAGCTGAACCTACTAAAGAACCATTAAATCCAGAAAATATAAAAGCTGTAGTTGATGAGTTACCAACGCCAAGTGGTTGGAGAATATTAGTATTACCATTCACACCAAAAGAAAAAACATCTGGTGGATTAATTATTGCACAAGAATCATTAGACCGTTTAAGGATAGCTACTAATTGTGGTTATGTTTTAAAAATTGGACCTCTTGCATATTTTGATAAAGAAAAATATCCAACAGGACCATGGTGTAAAAAAGGAGATTGGGTTATCTTCGCGCGCTACGCGGGCTCGAGATTACCAATAGAGGGCGGTGAAGTTCGTATATTAAACGATGATGAAGTATTAGGAACAATTCCTGATCCTGAATCTGTACTTCACTATATATAAACCATAGGAGAAAACTATGCCAGAAGACAAAAACGCAAAGACAGTTGATATAGATACTTCAGGACCAGAGGTTGATGTTGAGTTTGATTACACAGCAAAAACAGAACCTGAGTTTGAAGTAAAAGAAGAAACTGTTAAAGAAGTAGTTAAAGAAGAACCTCGCTCCTCGACACCAGAAACTAAAGTCGAGAAACAAGAAGCGAGCGACGAGAAGAAAGACGAATTAGAAGATTACAGTGAAGGAGTGCAAAGACGAATTGCAAAACTAACTAAGAAGATGAGAGAAGCAGAACGTCAAAGAGAAGAAGCAGTACGCTACGCTCAAAACGTAAAAGCTGAAAAAGAATTACTTACAAAAAGATTTAGTTCTTTAGAAACAACATCTTTAAAAGATAGGGAAGCTAAAATTGTATCAGGATTAGAAGCTGCGAAAGGCAAGTTAGGACTTGCTAGAGAAGCTGGAGATCTTGCAATTGAAATTGAGGCTCAAAAAGAAATTGCTAGACTTGGTTATGAAGAAGCAAGACTTCAAGAAATGAAGGAAATTGCAGCAAGAGAACCAGTTAAGCAACCAAATACAATTTCAGAAGTAAACGTTCCAAGACAAAATACACCTATTGGAAGTCCAAGAGCAGAAGCATGGGGAGAGAAAAACCAGTGGTTTGGTAAGGATAAACCTATGACTTACACGGCTTTTGATATCCATAGACAGTTAATTGACGAGGAAGGTTATGATGCTGAAAGTGACGAATATTATACGGAAATTGATAAAAGAATAAGACTTGAGTTTCCGCATAAATTTGATAAGAATGCAACTACGGAATCGACTAAACCGACACAAGTAGTAGCTTCAGCGAAGCGAAGTGTAAAACCTGGTCGCAAAACTGTGAGACTCACACCTTCTCAAGTTGCTATCGCTAAAAAATTAGGAGTGCCATTGGAAGAATATGCGAAACAATTAAACATCACGAAGGAGGTATAGGCATATGACAAACGAAAACATTAAGACCCCACGTGCGAGCCAAACTAGGGCTACTGAAAAGAGACCTACAACTTGGACTCCACCATCCAGTTTGGATGCACCGCGCCCAAAAGACGGATTTAAACACCGTTGGATTCGACTTGAAATTTTAGGTCAGGATGACACTAAAAACGTTTCGAATAAATTAAGATCAGGATGGGAGTTAGTGAGAGCTGACGAATATCCGGGTGAAAATTTTTCAACAATTCAAGAAGGAAAATACGCGGGAGTTATCGGACATGGAGGCCTTGCGCTGGCAAGGATACCAGAGGAGATCGCAAAAGCTCGTGACGAGTACTTTGCAAAAAGGACAAAGGAACGAGAAGACGCAATAAATAACGATGTCTATAAGGATCAGCACCCAAGTATGCCTATCAATAGTGAGAGGCAAACTCGTGTAACTTTCGGTGGTACGAACAAAAAATAATTTTTTGGTAATACCAACGATTAAACAAACTTAAACAAGGAAAAACTTATGGCTAACGCAGACGCACCTTTCGGTTTATTGCCGATTGGTAAAGTTGGACAAAATAGAGATGCTCAAGGTTTAAGTGAATATAGTATTGCAGCGAATGCTTCAGCAATATTCCAAAATGATCCAGTTCAAGCTTTGAACACAGGAACAATTGGAGTTGCTATAACAACAAACGTTTCATTACTAGGTTCATTAAACGGAGTTTTCTATACAGATGCTTCAACTAAAAAACCGACATGGGCTAACAATCTGAAAGCTTCTAACACAGCTACAGATATCGTTGGTTTCGTGACGGATGACCCTTATGAGAGATACGAAATCCAAGCTACTGGTACATTAGCAATTGCTGAAATTTTTTTAAATGGAAGTATTGCGTACACAGCAGGATCAACGGCGAATTATGTTTCTAAAACAGAAATTAATTCAACGGTGTTCACTACTGATACTGGGCAATTACGTATCATTGGAGTTGCAAAAGGCTTCAATAATGAATTATTAAATGATACAACTTACGCTACTAACGTAGTAGTAACTGCTATCGTTAATAATCATTTCTATAAACAATTAACAGGAATATAGGAGTATAAATTATGGCTATTTCTAGAGGACAACTAGTTAAAGAACTAGAGCCAGGATTGAATGCACTATTCGGCCTGGAATATAAAAGATACGAGAATCAGCATCTTGAAATTTTCGATACTGAAACTTCAGACAGAGCTTTCGAAGAGGAAGTAATGTTATCAGGTTTCGCTAACGCGGAAATCAAGCCGGAAGGATCTGCAGTTGTATTTG